CTCGCTCAACGGAGCGCAGATCACCGGCCTCATCGCGATCATTCAGTCGGTGGTCGATGGCCTCGTGAGCAAGGACGGTGCGGCGGCGATGATCGCTGCGGCGTTCCCGAGCATGAACACCGCACAGATTGCGGCGATTCTGGCCGGGGTCGCCGAGCGCGAGCCTGCCGCCCAGCCCGCCCCGCCGCCACCGCCACCGGCTCCCGTCGGTCGCTCGCTGCCCGAGGCACGGGCCATGACCATCAGCATCGACTTCGACCGCACGTTCGCAGCCGACCCGAAGTTGTGGGGCGAGTTTGCCCGCAAGTCGGTCGCGGATGGCAACACGGTCGTGATGATCTCGCGTCGTCCCGAGGAAGATCGAGAGGAGGTGATCTCATCTCTCGGCGACTACGCCGAGTCGTTCTCGCAGGTGCTGCTCGTCGGCGGCGACACGCTCAAGGCCGACGCCGCCGAGGCGGCTGGCATCGACGTTGATGTGTGGGTGGACGACTCGCCGCAGACGATCAAGGAGCCAATCGGCGATGGCGAAGTATGACCACATCGACTTCACGCCCCCGGCGGGCGTGAGGAAGGAGGCACAGAAGGGGCTCGACTGGCGGAAGGAGTTTGGGCGCGGCGGCACGGCGGTCGGCATCGCCCGCGCCCGCGACCTCTCCAACGGCACAACGATTAGCCCTGACACCGCACGCCGCATGAAGGCGTATTTTGACCGGCACGAGGTAGACAAGCAGGGCAAAGGGTGGTCGCCCGGCGAGGACGGCTTCCCGAGCAACGGAAGAATTGCGTGGGCTTTGTGGGGCAGCGATGCCGGATGGGCATGGAGTCGCAAACTGGTTGAACAGATAAACGCAGCAGACGAGGAGAACCGCAGCATGATCGAACGACGCAGCCTCTACGAAGAAGAATCCGGCACCCTCCCGCTGCTCCGCATCGAGTCGCGGTCGCAGGACGACGCGACCGAGCAGCGGTGGATCGTCGGCTACGCCGCCAAGTTCGGCGTCAACTCGCTGGAGCTAGACGGCGAGTTCATCGAGCGTATCCACCCCGACGCCTTCGGCATCGTCGCGGAGCGGCGCGGCCGCAAGAAGCCGCTGGAGACGCGGGCTCTCTGGAACCACGACGCAAACTTCCCGCTCGCCCGCTACCCCGGCACGCTGTCGATGTCGGTCGATGACGTTGGACTGCGGTACGAGTTCCCGGTGCCCGACACCACCTACGGCCGCGACCTCGCCGCCAACATCGAGGCGGGCATCGTGCGTGGCAGTTCGTTCTCGTTCCAGATCGCCCCCGGCGGCGAGGCGTGGAGCGTCGAGGAGGGCCGCTCGATCCGCACCGTGACCCGCATCGACACGCTGATCGACGTTGGCCCGGTTACGTTTCCCGCGTACCCCGACGCCGATGCCAAGGTGGCGAAGCGATCCTACGACGCCTTCGTGCGGTCGCGTACCGTCAAGTCCTACGCCGCGACGGCGAAGGCGTCTGAACTCCGCGAGTACCTCAAAAAGCATGGCCGCTAAGACGGGCGACCCGTGCCCGAAGTGCCGCGACGGCAGGCTGCTCGTCGCGTCGAGTCAGCAGCAGGGCGAGTACCAGATTCGGTATCTGCGATGCCGTTGCTGCGGCGCGACCGACAAGCACGTGCTGCCTGCGACTGAGATTCGGCGAGTGAAGGTCGCCTGAGTCTTTTACTCTCCGCGACCTCGCCTCTGCATGGGTGCGGGTGGCGACCCCTAGTTTCGATCTTAGGCGATGCGTCCGCGTCGCCACGAATCGAACTAGGAGATTCCGCCGTGGACAAGATCAAGGCACTGCTCGACGAACTCGCCGCTGTCGTCGCCGAGATGGAGACGATGACCGAAGGTGCCCCCGAGGGCGACGACGCCCCGATGTCCGAGGAGCAGGAAGCCTCGCTGCGGTCGCTGGAGCAGCGGGCCGACAAGCTCCGCGAGCGGATCGAGTTCTTGCAGCGGGTGCAGGCGAAGGAAGTCGAACTGCGTGCCGTGCTGGAGCGTTCGGCTCCCGCCAAGGTGATCGAGGCCACCGAGACGAAGGAGACGACCGTGGAGAAGCGTCACTACGCCGTGCCGAAGTCGCACGGCCCCCTCAAGGCGTTCAGCGGCCCCGATGCGTCCGAGCGGGCCTACCGGGCCGGGATGCACATCAAGGGCTACGTGTTCGGCGATGCCGAGGCCCGTCGGTGGTGCAACGATCACGGCGTCGAGAGCCGGGCGCAGGCCGGTGGCATCAACAGCCTCGGCGGTGTCCTGACCAGCCCCGAACTCAGCACGGAGATCATCCGGCTGGTCGAGGAGTTTGGCGTGTTCCCGCAGCAGGCCAAGCGGGTCAACATGAACTCCGACACGCTCGTCTACGCCCGTCGCACCGGCGGCCTCACGGCCCGCCCGGTCGGCGAGAACGTCGAGGTCACGCAGAGCGATGTCACGTTCGACAACGTCGAACTCAACGCGAAGATTTGGGGCGTGGCGAACCGCACCCCGAACTCGCTGCTGGAGGACTCGGTGATCGACCTCGCCGATGCCATGGCCGTCGAGACGGCGCAGGCGTTCAGCGAGGCGTTCGACAACGCGGGCTTCATCGGTGACGGGTCGCTCGCCTACCACGGCACGACCGGCATCTGCACGAAGATTCTTCAGTCGGCCTATTCGGCGAGCGTCGTGACTGCCACGAGCAACACGACGTTCGGCGACCTGACGATGAAGAACTTCACCGACCTGCTCGCCCGGCTCCCGCTGTACGCCCGCAACCGGAACGCCCGGTGGTACATCTCCCCGGCTGGCTGGGGTGCCGCGATGCTGCGGCTCGCCATGCTGCCCGGCGGCTCGTCCAACGCGGGCGGGAACAACACCGACAACGTCGCCGCCGGTTTCGGCGAGACGTTCCTCGGCTACCCTGTCACGCTGGTGCAGCCGATGGAGTCTCGCCTCACCGGCACGACCGGCGCGGTGGCGGCCATGTTCGGCGATCTGTCGCAGGCCGCGATCTTCGGCGAGCGGCGGGCCATCTCGATCAAGACCGCCAGCGAGCGGTACATCGAGTTCGACCAGACGCTCACCTTCGCGACCACGCGGAACGCGATGATCGTGAACGACATCGGCAGCACGACCAAGGCCGGTCCTGTTGTGGCCCTCAAGTTCGGCTGATCCTGACCTCTCTCACTAGGAGAACCTGTTCCCATGAACTTCGTCGCTGCTTCCAAGAGCGTCAGCAAGGCCGAAACGTCGGTGGCCCTGACCGCGACCCACTCGCTGGAGATCGACACCCTCGGCTTCAACTTCGCGTCCATCGACGTTCTGTTCTCGCCGTTTACTTCGGCCACCGGGCCGACCACGGCGGCTCGGGTGCTGCGGGTCGCGCAGAGCGACGCGAGCGGCAGCGGGCAGGCGGACATCAGCGGGTTCGTCGCTGGCACCGACTTCACGGTTGCTGCCGGTGTCACGGCGACGGCGGGCGTGGGCTATGCCCATCGCTTCGACATCGACCTCCGTGGCAAGCGGCGGTACCTGACGGTTTTCGCCACCCCCGCCTCGACCTGCGGCGTCGTCACGACCTGCCGTCTCGGCAAGGGCGAGGCCGGGCCGATGACTGCCACCGACAAGGGCGTCAACACGCAGGCCGTCGGCTGATCGCTTGACAAGGCCAGCACGATGAACGGCGGGGAAGGCGTTGGCCTCCCCCGCCGTTTCTCTTTTTCTGGAAAGTGGAAAACCCATGCTGGTCAAGGTCGGCGATTCTTCGGTGGACATCCGCTGCGAGGCCGTGCTGTCAGGCCCGCGATTCGGCCCGCTCATCAACGTGTTCGGTTTCATCGAGGCGATGATGCCGCTGCACATTCGCCCGACGCTCGGACAGGGTGCGTTCTGGAGTCAGGTGCTGACGCGGATGCTGGAGAAGTTTGAGCCGACCACGGAGTACATCATCACGCTCGACATGGATTCGTTCGTGTCGAAGGAGAACATCGAGCATCTGTTCGCCCTCGCGATGACGTTCCAGTGTGACGCCCTCGCCCCGCTCCAGACCAAGCGGGAGGACGGCAGGCCGATGCTCACGCTGCTCGACACGCTCGACAACCCGCCCGAGGACGGCGTGACGCGAGTGCCGGGCGAGTGGTTCAGCCATCCCGTGCAGCAGGTGGACACCGCCCACTTCGGCTGCACGATCATCTCGACCGCCGCTCTGCGTCGCATGAAGAAGCCGTGGTTCCACGAGCAGCCCGACCCGACCGGCAGTTGGGGCGACGGCAGAACCGATTCCGACATCGCGTTCTGGAGGCAGTTCAAGGCCAGCGGCAACCGGCTCTACGTCACGCCACGGGTGCCCATCGGCCACGGCGAGTACGTCATCACGTGGCCCAGTCAAGACCTCGGCAAGCCGGTGTTCCAGTACTGCAACGAGTGGCAGGAGACGAGGAAGCCGCCCGAATCTGCATGGAAGGTAGGGTGACCGATGAAGATACGGATGGCGAAGCAGCACGGTGCGTACAAGCCCGGCGAGATCGTCGAGTTGCCTGAGCAGCAGGCACAGTCGCTGATCGCGTGGGCCTACGCGACCGAGGTGCGGGACACGCAGCAGCAGTTGATCGAGACGGCGAGCGTCGAGCCGGTTGCCGAGCGGGCCGATGTCACGCCACGGAGACGACGCCAGTGAGACGCTACCGCAGCCTCCGCAGGATCGACGCCCCGGCGACCGAGCCGATCACGCTCGCCGAGGCGAAGGCCCACTGCCGCGTCGATCACACCGCCGACGACTCGCTGATCCAAGGCTACATCACGGCATCGCGTGAGTGGGTCGAGGACTACATCGACCGCTCGCTCGTCACGCAGCGGCTGACGATGACGCTCGACACGTTCCCCAACGAGATCGAACTCCCGCGTCCCCCGATGGCCGCTGTCGGCACGGCGACCGCCGTGAGCGTCACGTTCGTGACGGGCGAGGCTGGCGGCACCGCCACGCTCTCGGCGTCGGAGTACCGGGTGGATCGGAACTCGACGCCGGGCGTCATCCGCAACACCTACGCGGGCTCGTGGCCGAGCCATCTCATCGACAAGAACTCGGTCACGGTCACGTGGTGGGCGGGCTACGGCGACCCGGCCAGCGTGCCGCAGCGGGTCAAGAACGCGATGCTGATGTGCGTTCACGAACTCTACGAGAAGCGTGGCAACGCGGCGATGCCCGAGGCGGCGATGCGGCTGCTCGATACCGTTTCGTGGGGGTCATACACGTGAGCATCGAAGGCCGCATCGCCGTTGACGCACTGTTTCACGAGAAGGACGGATCCGCCATCAGCGTCGTCACGCTACAGGGCTCCAAGGCGTACGCATCCGGCAAGGTAGCAATTGTGAGCGGGACGGCGTCCAACTCGACGCCCGTTTCTTTCTTTCCGCAGAGCGGAGTTCCGTATCGTGACGCCAGCGGCGAGCTCGTGACGTTCTCCTCTGTGTCGGTCCTGGCTGCGTTTGGACAAGACATCAATGTGGAGGCTATCGGCATTGGACCCAGCTTTGAATATCCGGACGTGTTCTCGTCGTTTTACAGCGGTGGAGACATCGTGAGCGTCACGCAGTTGCAATATGTGGCAGAGGAGATTCGCGTGCGTGCTACCAGCAGCACGCAATCCTCGTACACCCTCGTCCTGTACGGCGTATGAGCATCGACGGCCGAATCAACGTGGACTGTTTGTTTCACGACCGCGCCGACGCGGCTCGGTTGAAGGTGCTGTCGCTCCGTTCCGCCACGCCGTACACGGCGGGCGAGGTTGTCTTTGTCACGGGGTCGGCGGGGACGGCTGGCGTGTCGATAACCTTCGGCAACTACCGAAACGCATCGGGATCACTGGTGTCTCTGAACTCTCCGCTGCGGCTGGCGTTCGCGTGGTCGGGATCGTCGCGGCGTACCCTCAACGACGGCGGCGACGACGCGTGGAAACTCATCTCGTCGAACGGCGAAATCGCCGTGACGCAGATGGCCGACAGCGAGCCCGTGCCGATGCTGACGGCCGGGGCTGGAACCGGCACCTACATGATCATCATGTGGGGGACGGACTGATGGACGCCGGGCAACTCCGCGAGCGGATCACGGTGCTGCAAGGCCGCGAGTCGCGGAGCCGCATGGACGAGGTTGTCATGGTCTACGACACCACGTTCGCGACGGTGTGGGCGAGCGTGCAGGGCGTCTCGGCTCGCGAGTACCTGCAAGCCGGGCAGCAGCAGGTCGAGATTTCCCACAAGGTGAAGATGCGGTACCTGACCGGCCTGTCCGCGCAGATGCGGCTGTCGTGGCGTGGCCGCACGCTGGAGATCATCTCGATTCTGGAACACGAGAAC